TCCGGGACGAGCCGCCGCCGGAACGGGAATGCCGAGTAGGGAGACCTCCCGGCGTCGCAGGCAGCGTTCATCTCTCGCTTGATTCGTTCCTGCAATTTCGGCGTCGGTCTCTTCACGCATGCCGGGGATGCCGGGATCGAGCAGCGATCGGGCTCGCCCCTGGCTGGCCGCGATGCGCTCCGGGTAGACGACGGCGTTCGGGTTCTCGATCGTGAACGGACCGATCGTGCCGAGCGGCGGCCAGACGGTCTCGTCTCCGGCGGTTACGTCCTGCCAGGGCGCGAGCTCGACCGGCGCCTCGCGGCCCACCGACCTCGGGTCGGTCACCATCGGCAGAGGCTGGATCTCGCAGGTCTCGACGCACCCCTCCTCGGGGTTGCAGCGCGGATCGTGGAGCATCGCCCCCAGATACTACGCGCCCCGGCGGCGGGGCGGGAGGCTACAGCCCCTTCGCCTCCGGCCCGCGTGGCCCCCGCTCGCGCTGCTCCCCCTGCTTGGTGGCGCGCACGGTGAGCCCCTCTTTCACCTCGGTCTCAACCTCCACGCCGAGCACCCTGACGGCGGCCGGCGTGAGCGGGTGGAGCAGGATCTTCTTGATGACCTCCGTCTCCTCCCCCACCGGCAGAAGATCAGCCCCGAGCCGCCGGCAGATGACCTCGTCCCGGGAGTGAGGGGCGATCGAGACGATCCCATGCTCGCCGCGCACGGTGGCCACCGGCGCGCCCCCGAACGGCGACGGGAGCTTCACGACTGAGCGCCCTCGGTCAACTCGGTCTTCTCCGCCTTCTGGCCGGCCTTCTTCGCGATCGGCGGCGGCAGATTCAGCTCCGCCTCGGGCACGTCGATGCCCATGTCGCGCAGCTCCTCGGCGCGCGCCACCGCCGCCTTCTGCTGGTCCACCCACCACCCCGGCGGGTCGATCGGCTCGAGCTTGCAGCCCCGGTTCTTCAGCGCCCGGATGTCGTACTCGGCCGCGCTGATCTCGTCCCCGAGGTTCAGGAAGAAGTCCCCCTGGGGTCGGTTGAACGGTCCGATCTTGTTCGGCGCCTGGTGGTTCTTGGGGCCGTCGACGACCCGGAAGAACTCGACCGCCGTCTCCTTCCCCCCGGACTTCTTCAGCACCGGCTGCGCGGTGCGGGCGATGTTCCCTTCGGGCATGAGCGAGGCTGGTCTGGTCTTCATCGGGTCGGTCCTCCAGCCCAAGAGCCTACCCCCGACCGCCGCCGGCGCGGGCACAAAAAGAAACGGCCACACGAGGTGGCCGTCTCAAACCGTCTGGCGATGCGTGGTTTAAATGGTCAGCGAACCAACGAATCAGTTGTGACCCAAGCATTTGACGCACGAAGCGTCCGCGTGCCCGACGCGATGGACCGCGCTCTTTCCTGACGGCTCGGCTGGCTCAGCGCTTGGCGACAGAAGTCGTGGCGCGTGTTGCCCACCGATACAGACGCTGCCGAAGCGGCGTCACTATGACCGGACAAGCCGGCCAAGACTTTGATGGTGTAGGCCATCTGGGGACGAGGATGGAGGGCGGCGGCGCGCTGGTCAAGCGTTCGCTCAGTGACAGTCGCAGTAGCGCGCGCCGACGCGGGCGAGGTTGCGGCATCCGGGCACGGCGCAGTCCCCGTCGGCCAGCCACTCGACCTCCAACCCCCGCAGCACGAACCGCCCGCGCTGCCCCCGGTGTCGCTCCCGCCAGAGGCGCAAGCGCGTCCCCTGGTCTCGCGAGCAGCCGCTGCAGGTCCCCGAGATCTGGTAGCCGCAGCGGGCCCGGTACAACGTGGCGCGGCAGGCGCGCGGCGGAGCGGCCCCCGACGCGAGGACATCGGCCTTCGTCCGCCCTGGGTGCTGCCCGTACCAGCTCACCCCGGCACCTTCACTATCCGCTCGGGGTGCCACCGCTTGATCATCGCCGCCCGGAGCCCCGCCTCGTTGTTCACGATCGCGTTCTCCAGGCGGTCCTGCTCGTCGTCCCGCGCCTCGTCTACCGGCTTCCAAACGTAGCCGTCCGGGACCGACCGGTCAGCGACGATGAAATTCGTGTCGCGCCGAACGTGTCCCGGCGCTGGTTCCAGCACCCAGCCGTCATTGAAGCGCTCGTTCCGCCGCACCAGCCACCCGCGGTGATACTCCCCGGGGCAGCCGTCGCAGGCCGAGTAGATCACGTCGTGCGCCTGAAGATCGCCGGGGCGCTCCACCCGCTCGCAAAGCTCGCCGTTGATCGTCCGCCGCTCGGGCATGGCCTACCCGCCCTCCGCAGGTGGCTCGTGCGCCTTCCCGAGCGGCGTCGCGTCGACCACCTCCACGAACTCGGCGTGACCGTTCTTGCACAGGCACTGCCCGCCGGGCCCGCTCGGGTCCGCCTCGCGGCGCTCGATGTCCGCCTTCAGGTCGTTGACCACGTTCGACATACACCAGCTCGATTCGTTCCGATGGAAGACGACGTCGTGCTCGGTCCAAAAGTGGGGCACCTGGCGTTACCACCAGCTTCATCGTCATGGTCTCGGATACTACGCGGCCGGCGCGCCAGCGCGGAACGGCTCCGCAGCGCGGGCACGGATGGCGGCGGGGTCGTAGCCGTACCTCGCGCAGAAGACCTCCAGCGGCCGGTCCCTCTTCCGCGAGTTGCAGCTCCTGCAGGCGGGCACGATGTTGCCGCGAACGTGCGCCGCGCGCGCCCCGAGCTTCACCACCGGGTCGAGATGATCCATGGTCAGGTCTTTCCTGCGCTCCTTCCCGCAGTAGGCGCAGCACCAACCGAAAGCGTCGACCACCTTCTTCCAGTCCGCCCACGGGAACAGCGAGACGGGCACACCGAGTCGAAGCGCGACGTTGATTGGCTGGTGCTTCAGCATCGCCCGTCGCTCGCGTTCTCGCTCGCGGTGGTATTGCCGGCGCTCCGGTTTCTCGCGGTCACGTCTCTGGGCGGCGCGACCCTTGGGCGACCGCGACCACTTCGCATAGCTCGCCTTGCGTCGATCGGGATGCCGAGCGTCGTAGCGCTTCGTTCCCTGGGCCGCCGAGAGCTTCGCCCTTTCGGGATTCGCTGCCGTCCATCGGTCGAGACGCTCTCGCGTCTTCCGCTGCCGCTCCGGATTCGCCCGGTAGTGGCGCGCGTCAGCTGCGGCTTTCTTCTTCGGGTTGGCCTTCTGCCATTCCACCGCCTTGATCTTCGTGCATCGAATGCAGTAGCCGCACCAGCCGTCATCTTTCTTCGACGGGTAGAAGTTGCCCTCGGCGACGAGGACGTCGCGACACCGCGAGCACTGCTTATTCCCATCCGGTCGGACGTTCACGCGACCGATACTACGCGGGGCACAAAAGAAAACGGGCACCCATCGGCACCCGTTTTCCTCGGCTATTTCAGCGCTTTTCGATCAAGCACTGTGAACTACGCAGACCGCGCGCTTGAACGTGGCGGTCGTCGGCGGCGAGAGCTCGTCGGTCGGCACCGCCCAGTCGCCGCAAAACTGCCAGGTCGTGCTGGTGTTCTCCTGCAGCTTGTCGATGGGCGCACGCATGATGAGCCGGATCTCCTCGGTGATGACCTGGACGCCGTTGTTGGTCACGGCGAAGTCCCCGACCTTGCCCATGATGCCGGCCTGGCTGATGAACTGGCTCTGGTCGAGATACTTCTCCTCGATCCAGCCCTGGCCGGTGCAGATGGGCCGGCGCAGCTGGATGCTGGCGCCGTTGACCGTCTCGAACCCGTGGGTGTTCCCGTCGATCGGGTCCGGGTCGCAGGTCTGGACGGTGGGCGCCTCGTTGTTCCGGTAGAACACCGACTGCCCGAACACCCCCAAGCAGAAGCGCTTGTAGTGCACGTAGTCGGGGAGCGACTGGTTCAGACGCTGCCACTCGTTGTCCCCGAAGACCTGCAGCTCCGACTGGCTGTCGAGGTGCCAGTGGTAGAAGCCGTCCTCGTGGGCGGGGACGTTGTTGTAGCGGAGGATCCCGATCGCCGTGCGGACGTCGCGCACCGCGAAGGTGTCCGAACTGTCGATGGCGTCGACCGACGTCCCGCCGCCCGAGTAGACGATCTGGCTCGCCTTCGACGTGATGACCGAGGAGCGGGCCGGGAGCGCGACGGCGAGCGCCGGCGTGATGGTGAGCGTCCCGCCGTGGATCGGGTCGCCAGCGGTGTCAGGCGCGGCCGCCGTGACCTGGCCGGTGTAGCCGATGCCGGGCAGCGAGATGTTGATCGGGTTCGTGCTCGACACCGGCTGCTGGCTCCCGCCGAACAGGTTGGTGGTGAACCCGGTCAGGTTGACGACGTGGATGGTCGTCGCGGCGCTGTTGGCCAGCGTGTCGGTCACCGTGTTGCCGGCGACGTAGGCGTTGTAGCCCTTGTCGCGAACCACGCGGTTCATCGACTGGCCGGCCTGGAGGCCCAGCTGGTGGATGTTCCGCATGAAGGCCGAGGCCAGCTGCAGGTAGCTGGTCGGCATGTTGGTGTCGATCGAGTCGTTCCACTTCATCGCGGTGGCCGACCACTGCTCGATGCCGTAGGTCTTCCCGACCGGGTCCACGCCAGCGACGGCGGGGCGGGTGCGGGGCTTGATCAGACCGGGCCGGGTGAACGTCGAGG